ATATAATTACATAGTTAAATATAAAACGCTGCTAATCATTGATTTAACAGCGTTTATTTTTATTTTAGTTCACTTATGGGGAAAAAATAGGGAAAGCTTTTTCTAATTTATTCTGTAAATCTACCTTCATATTGGCAGTAGCATGTGTATATATACTAAGAGTTATACTGGTGTCTGAATGTCCTAACCTTTCAGATATAACCTTGATTGGTACTCCGGCCTCAATAAGTAAAGCTACATGAGTATGTCTAAACATATGAGAGGTTATATTTTGTAAGGTTAAATGGTTAATTATTGTGTTGTAATGAACCTGGAATATAAATTCATCACTTGAAATAAAGTCGTGAATGATACTTAACACATAATCTGATACTTCTATAGTTCTGATACTAGTTAAAGTTTTTGGAGATGATAATTTTCCGTTCTGTAATTTAGTTTTATTAACGGATATTGTTTTATTATTAAAATCAACATCTTTAGGAGTTAGTGCTAAAACCTCCCCGATTCTTAAGCCTGTGTGGAGTTGAACTATAGCTACATTTCTTACAGTGTTGTTTTCTATTTTTGCTAAAATATTAGGGATCTCATCCTTTTCTAGATATTTTATTTTTTGTAGTTTTTCAGCTTTTTCTTCTTTAGTCAATTTAAATTCTAAAGTAACATCAAAGCTTTTTACATAGTATTTTTTAATAAACTTAAACAGGTTGTTAAATAACCTTACTATGAACTTAATGGCCTCCGGAGAGTAACAGCTCCTGTATTCAATTATCATCTTCTCATATTTGATTTTAGTAATGTTTTCTAGCATTTCATTATCATCTAATTTTTGTAAGTAAGATTTATAAATTGAATATGAATGATGAGTTAACGTAGCTTTTTTGAATTCCAGGAATTTTTCTTTATAAAATCCTAAGGGTTTGTTAATAACCTCAGGATTTAATAGTTTTTCTATCTTTTCTTGTAATTCATCGTATGCCTCTTTCTCAGTAGCTCTAGTTTTATTATTTTTTACTACCGATACACGACGTGTTTTCCCGTCAAGATCTTTATACGATTGAATATATCTATATTTGCCGTTATGAGTGACTTCTTTATACATAAAAATACACATCCTTTCTTGCTTTGATAAGATGTGTATGATATACTATTAATAGATTGTATGTGTATATCTTACACATCCTTTAAACTCTCTTACTTTGGTCGGTGGGGGAGTTTTTTTGTATAATCTTATTTTATTATGCTCCTAATTGAGCTTTTAATTTTTTCTTATCTTCAAAATTGATGATATTTATGTTATATTCGTTCAATGCATCTTGGTATTCATCTTTCAATTCTTTATATCCATCAGAACTTATAATGATTGATAAGCTTTCATCTCTACCATAACTTTTTGTACGATTTTCTGTTGTATCTAACCAACTAGAAAGTATAAAATGTAGTTTGTCTTTTGTGATTTTATTATGAACTTGAACTAATTTGTATTTTCCTTTTGACATCGCTAAAAAATTAAATTTATGCTCTAATCTAGATTTACCAGCTATAGATAGGTCAGGGAATACATTATATTCTGTGTTTTCATGGAAATAACTTCTTACATCTTCTAGAAAATGAGATTGAACTGTTTGTGGGTGTAACAGCGATAAGTCATAAACGTTAAGAAGCACTTGTGTCATATCGTGTATTGCTTGTCCTAGATTATGTTTTTTAGTTTTTTTTATTATTTCATCACCCATTAATTCTAATCCGTTATAGTTCAAGATAGATTTTAATAAATGGTGACGTTTATTTTTTTTTGTTAAATCAATCCCATTTAGCTGCAAATCCCAAAGAGTAAAACCATCATCAGTAAGAATATAATATTTACCATCATATTTTATTGTAAAAGAAATACCGTCTCCGTAGGTGTTGACAAAAGGTGTAATTACCTCTTGACTGTCGCCTTCCAATAGATTAACATGTGTATTCTCTTTTATGTATTCTATATAGGAATCTTTTATATTTTTGCTATCCATTGTAAGAACACCTCCTTTTACTTTATTATATAAGATTTCTTTGTATTTGTATAGAAAGATTATCGTTTTTGTCAGTATTTGAGAATTTTAATATAGAGTCTAATATTATTATAAAATCATCAGTGTTTTTAATGTTTTCATAAGGTAAAGAAAAAGCTTTGTAATGAGTGTATCCGTCATTTTTATCTATATACTCTTGTTCAGAAAATATATTTATTCTATTACCACGTACTATTTCACCATCAGCATTTTTATGAAAGTTGTTATTTATATTAATTCTGAATAGTGTATGATTATAACGAACCTCCCTAAAGTTAAATACTTTACTTCTTAATGAATACTTATAAGATAAAATAAATTTTTCACCTGTTGTGGATTGAATTTTTATATCACCACTTGTATGTTCATCTTCTTTTATTGTTTTATTATGTTTTTCAAATATAACCTTTAAAATACTCAAAAGATCCTGAGCTTCTTTATCTGTTAGATATAATTCCATTTTACCCTCCCTTTAAAACTTCCTTCTTAATTCAAGAACTCGTCCAACGATCACAACTGGTTTTGTAGTAACTTCTTCATTTGAAAAATACATAGGCGAGTATTCTGAATTATTAGATATTAGCATTATTCCATTATCAAGCTTTTCGAATTTCTTACATGTAGCATCATCTCCATTTACTAGAGCGATAACTACATCACCATTGTTAGCTGTTGATTGTTGCTTTACGATAACAGTATCTCCATCGTTTATATCTGGTTTCATACTATCACCTTTGATTCTAAGTCCAAAAAATTCACCTTGATTCTGCCATGATTGAGGTATCTCCTCGTAGTCTAATATATCCTCAACAGCTGAAATAGGTATTCCTGCAGCGACTGTTCCTAATACTGGGATTTTTAAGCCTTGTGGTTTAGGGGAGATGTCTTCATCAAATTCTTCTGTAACTTTATATCTTGGTACATCATAGCCAAGCAACCACGCTTCTGAAACACCAAATACTTTTGATAATAAAAATATCTTTTCGTTATCAGGGTTTGACTTACCATTTACGTATTGTGATAAATGGCTTTTGTAAAATTTTATATTATATTTTTCTTGAAATGGTTTAGCTAAATTAAGAACATCTATCTGTCTTAATTTTTTTTCTTTCATTATTTGATTAATTCTTTCAGTAGAAGTTGCCATAACTTTTATCCTCCTATTTGTTATTATGATATCACTATTTGAACAAAAGTTCAAGTTGAAAGTTCAAAAAAATTGAATTTTTGTGTTGACAAATAAAAATCGATAGTATATAATAAAATTAAGTTCAAGGAATTGAACTACAAAATCAGAAAGGAGATAAAATGAAATTTAACTATAATAAACTATTAGGGAAAATAATAGAAGTATATGGTAATCAAAGTAATTTTGCCAAAGATATGAAGCTTTCAGAACGTAGTATATCCTTTAAACTAAATAACATAAGACGATGGAAAGATACAGAAATAAAATTAGCCATGAAACTTCTAAAAATACCTGAAAACAAAGTTCACTTATATTTTTTTAGTGAATAAGTTCAAATAAATTGAACAAACTTATTACCAACAGGCTACTTCAAGATAGAAGAAAGGAGGAGTGGGGATGGAGATAAAATCAAAAATAGCACTAACATTAGCAACTGTCGGATTAGTCTCTAAAGTAGTGCTAAGTACCAAACACTATCTAACAGTTTATGAAGAGAACAGTAAATTATATGCTGAATCTTGGTTGCAGTTAGATGTGTTTGATAGAAGTTATTGTTTTTCAAAAAATAAAAAGGAAATTATTTCTTAACCCATTTATTTCCTGATTTTTGAGTAGGTGGCAGACGATCGCCTTGATCTATGCGAACAGTTCTACCTTTGTGGACAGCACCACCTCGAGGTCCTACTTCTTTGTAAGTTCCTGCAGGCTTGTTGTCTGTTCCAGGTTTTATTAGTTCTTTAGCCATATAATTCACCTCCTTTCTAAGATATTAAGTATTTCATAGAAAAGGTTTAGTAGTAGAATTTGATTTCCCGGAAATGCTCAAATTAATTATATCAATATAGTGAAAGAAGGTCAAACATTTATGAAAGAGTTTTACAACATATTAAAAGAACGTTTAGAAGAAAAGAACATGTCAGTATATAAGCTGTCAAAGGAGACAGGAATATTTCAGCAAACTTTATATTCTTTAGTCAATGGAAATACATCGTGTCCTAGATTAGACCATGCGATTAAAATAGCAAAGGTATTAGATATAGACTTAAACAAATTGAAAGAAGGTGATTAAAATGCAAGAAGTTTACGATGCTTATTCAGATAAAAAAAAGAATCCAGAACATTGGGTTAAACGAACTATATTACGTAAAATTTTAGAAATGGACAAATCAAAAGATAAGTTCAATAAATTTATTAACGAAATAGAAGGACTTGATGATTCATATTTTTATATACAAGGAACTTTAAAAACGAATAAAACTTTTAATAAAGTAAGAATTTATAACTATATAAATCTAAAAAATAGAGAGGAGGAACGACAAAATGCTCAAAAGAAAAATAAAGAAAGATAAATTAAACGTGATTTATTGGACAATCGCTGTGATTAGCATGTGTTTCTTAACATTGACAAATATCGATTGGCAATTGATAGGGGGAATAGCAACCGGATCAATAGCGATGATTCAATTCTTATTTGATAAAGATTTTGCTAAAAAATATTTTAATTAGGAGGAATGTATGAACAAGTTTAAAAAATTATTCTATAGAAGAGGGTTTGAATTAATAGATGACTTAAACGGAGAGTTACCTGTTAAATCTACAGTCCATAGTGCAGGTGTTGATTTTATAGCTAGTCAAGATATCGTGATTCCTGCATTTAGATTTAAAGGCGAAGCAACACTAGTACCAACTGGATTAAAAGCATTTATGCCAAAGAATGAATGTTTATTAATATTTGCAAGAAGTAGCTTGCCGGTTAATCGTGGACTAGTAATGAGTAACGGTGTAGGAGTTGTAGATTCAGATTATTATAACAACCCAAAAAATGAAGGTCATATATTGTTGGAGTTCAATAATTTAACAAACAAACATTTAACAATTAAAAAAGGCGAAAGAATTGGACAAGGTATTTTCTATAAAGTTCCTAAAGTAAGTTATGGAGTTAGATTAAAAGGAGATAAGCGTGGTGGAGGATTTGGAAGTACAAATAAAGAATAGTTTTAGTGAAAAACAAATGGAAATGCTAAAGCATCTAAATGATTATGGTCTTAAGGTAGAACCTTACGTAAAAGAAAAGTTTCCAACAGGATTTGAAAGTTATGAATTATTTGAAGTACTAGCAGAATATTTCACTCACACAGCTAAACTATTAAAACAAAAGTATTTAGAAGAGGAGTGTTAGCTAATGAATATTCCTAATTTCAGAGCATACGTTGATAAAAAAATGTATAAAGTTATTGGTTGGTATGGTGATTATATCACATTAGGAAGAAAGTATGAAAGTAGATATATTCAATCAATAAATGTAAAGAAAAATGATGTAATTATCATGTATGGTAGTGATTTAAAAGATAAAAAAGGAAATGAAATATTTAGTGGAGACATTGTTAAAAATACTGATAAAGATATTGGAATAGTGAGATATAAAGATGGAGCTTTTGAAGTAGATTTTAAGCAGTATATCCCAGCACAATTAGGACTGATAAATGATGATTTAGAAATAATTGGAGATATTCATAGAAATAAAAAATTACTAGATAAGATTATTAATAATAATAAAAAAGTTATTTGTTTAAATAACGTAGAAAAAAGGATTAATAAAAAAAGGAAAAGAACGTCTAAATAGACGTTCAGCGATTACCTATAATATATCATAATTAATCCAAAAATGCAAGATTCCAAAAGAAAAAGGTGATATTTATGTTGTTATTTGATGAACAGCCAATAGTATTTGATAGAACGTTAGCAAGAGAAATTGGTGATAGATCAGCTACAGTATTACAGCGTGTTCATTATTGGATAGAAATAAATCGGAAAAATAGAGATGAAAAAGCATATAAGGACGGACATTATTGGACTTATAAATCTATTAGAAGATGGTATGAAGAAGATTTCGATTACTTATCATTTTCTACAGTTAGAAGAACCTTTGAGGATCTAATAGAAAAAGAGTTTCTGATAACCGGAGATTATAACAAATTTGGTGCAGACAGGACAAAATGGTATAGAGTTAATAAAGAAAAAGTTAAAGAACTTTATATAAAATTGGAAAAAGAGAAGAATAAAAAGCAGTTGTCAAATACAACAAATGCAAATGCTCAAAATGAACCAATGCAAAAGCTCAAAATGAGCAATTCTGAAATGCTCATTATATGGAAACCTATACATAAGAATAATATAAGAATAATTAATAATGATTATATATCATCTCATTCTAATAATATTATATATAGCGAAGAAAAAGAGCAAATGGATGAGAGAGTGAATGATGAAAACAATAAAACTAATAGTCTTAAAAAGAAATACAACACACAGTATTTCAAAGACAGCTTTGGGTATTCCCGAGTCAGCATGAATAAAAAAAAGGAATTAGACAAGTGGATTAAATACGCAGTTGATATTTGTTTAATGCCTCCTGATACAAGACTTCACATAGGAAAACAGAGTGTAAAAGCTAGTGAAGTAGTAGAGAGATTAACAGAGTTGAGGCATGAACATATTAATTATATATTTTCTAGATTAAGTCAAGTTAAGTATCCTACAAATCATCAGAATTATATGTTAGCAGTCCTATTTAATGCTAAAGATCAATACGAGAGTAGTATTTCAACATTTACAGGAGGTAAGACAAATAATATTCCTGGTAAATACGTTGTACCTGTTCCTGATTATTTAAAAGATAGGATATCAGGCAAAAGTAAAACAAAGGAGGAAAGAGTAGTTACTGATGAAGACGAAGAAGCATATAAGAAAATGATGAGTGAATTATCAAAAGGAAAAGAACGCAATGATGTTTAGTGATAATTTCTAACAGGAGGTTATCAATTTGGAATTTGTAGAACCACTTAGAACACAAGAGGAACTAGATGCAATGAATTATTATTTTAAAAGCAGGAGTGAGCGTGATTACTTACTTTACTACATGGGAATAAATGTAGCTTTTAGAATTAGTGATTTATTAGGATTAAAGGTTGGTGATGTAAGAAATAGAGATAAGATTAGAAGGCGTGAAATGAAGACTGGGAAGTTAAGAGAAATGGTTGTATTACCTAAATTAAAGCGTGTGTTAGATGATTACTGCATGGATAAAGAAGATGAAGAATACTTGTTTAAATCAACACGATATAAGAACTCTAACAGACCAATAACAAGGACACAAGCATACAGGATATTAAAGACTGGTGCTAAAGAGTGCGGGATAAAGAATATAGGTACACATAGTTTTAGAAAGACATTTGGTTATCATTTTTACAAAGAAAGTAAGGATGTAGTAACACTCATGAAATTATTCAACCATCATGATCCTAGTATTACATTAAGATATATTGGAATAGAACGTGATGAGATGAGTAAAGCTGTTAAAAAATGGGGTGGCTTATAGACATCATTTTTTAAAAAAATCTATTATGTAACCAATAAGGGAAACATTACATAGGTAAAAATGCAATGTATTTAAAATACTGATAGCAGTAAGGTTTGAAGATATTAACTAAATGTAACACTTTATAAGATATGATACATACTTATATTATAAATTAATCACTCACTCATTCATTCAAAATATAAATTAAGGAGAAGAATTAATGATTAATAACGTAGTTTTAGTAGGAAGACTAACAAGAGATTTAGAATTAAGATACACTACATCAAATAAAGCAGCTGTTAATTTTACATTAGCGGTCAATAGAAACTTTAAAAATGAAAGAGGAGAATTTCCAGCAGATTTCATAGGTTGTACTGCTTATGGGAAACAAGCAGAGAATATGGCACGATTTCTAAACAAAGGAAGTTTGATTGGTGTAGAGGGTAGAATTTCTACAAGGAATTATCAAGGGAAAGATGGAAAAACAGTATATATTACAGAAGTAATTGCAGATAAAGTTAATTTCTTGGAGAGTAAAAAACAAGGTAATAACAATCAACAAGGATATTCAGAAGCAAGTAATGTTACAGATTTCTATGATTTTAATAGTGAGTACAATCCATTTATGGAGCAATAACTAATATGTTTTATTGGAAAGGATAGAATAAAAAATGGGAAAAAAGAAAATCATTAGAAATAATTTCAGTATAATAAAGCCAGGACAGAAGAAATTGACGAAACGGGAAGCAATAGATTTAACCATAAATGAAATAGAAGATAGTTACACTAAAAGATTAAATACAGAAGTTAATATAAAAGTAGCAGATTTCATTGGTGACTTTTGTTTAGCGTTAGCATGGAGCTTAAGAAATAATCATAATTATGGTGCTAAAAGAATTGAACGTACTATTAGAGAATTATTTGAAGTAGTAAGTGATGCGAAAATGAAAGAAGCTGGACAGATACTATTTGATATGAGTGAGATTAAAGAACAGCTTTTAGTTGAAACTGGATTAGACATAGAACCTGTAATAGTAGAAGAAGTTAACAAGCATTTAACAAGGGTAAAGGAGTTTAAGGAAAATGAATAAAGTCGTAACTATTAAAGAAATGATTGAAACTATTAAAGAAAAAATGAACTGGAGCGAAGCTATTTTAGCAATCGAGCTAGGAGTAGATTCACAGAATTTATTAGCTTGGAAAAGAGGAAGAACACCACGATCTAAAAACTATAAGAGATTAAAAGAAATATATGAAAGTTTAAGTGAAGATGATAAAGAAGATGAATTATCTTTAAAATTTAAACAAACAGAAAATAATATCTTAGAAGCACTTTCTGATGTGGATAATAATTTATTAGAATTACAAAAAAAGCTTAATGAAGAGCGTTGGAGTGTAGCATTTACAGAAGCAAATATTAAAGCATGGGAAAATAAAAAGAAACATTTAGAAAATAAATTAAAAGAAATAAGAAAAGAATGGGGAGAAAACAATGTATAAAAAGTCAATGTTTAAAAATGCTAAAAGAGTAGACGTTATAGAAACAACTCCTGACAAAGTGGAAAGTTATATTAAAGCTTATAAACGCGGAGAAATAATAGATTTACCACCACTAGCAGAAAACGAGGAAATAAAAGAAATCAGTATTATTGGAGGGACAGCTATTATTTACGTTGACAATATAGGAGGAAAATATGGCAAGGAATAAATTAATAGATCTAAATAATCATTTATTTGAAGCATTAGAAAGAATTAATGATGAAAACTTAAAAGGTGAAAGTTTACAAGAAGAAATGGCAAGAGCAAAAACTATTACAACTATAGGGAATACGATTATAAATAATGCAGGCTTAGCATTAGAAGCAGAAAAATATAAAAATGACTTCGGTAAAGGAGTTTCCTTACCAATGATGATTGAAAATGGGAAATAGTGGAAGTTTCAAAAAAGGTCATACCCCTTGGAATAAAGGTATAACTGGATATATGGGAGCTAACAGAACTAGCTTTAAAAAAGGACATACTCCAGCACGATTTAGAGAATTATATTCCGAAAGAACAAGTGTAGATGGAATAGTTGAAATAAAAGTAGAAAGAAATAAATGGATTTCCAAACATAGATATGTATGGGAACAATATCATAATAGAAAAGTCCCGAAAGGTAAGGTGGTGATATTTCTAGATGGTAATAAAACTAATTTTGAGATAGATAATTTAAAACTAATATCTAGAGGGGCATTATTAATCTTAAATAGAAAATATAGACACATACTAAAAAATAAAGAATTAATGAGATCATGTGTTGATTTAAGCGAATTAATATACGCAATAGGTAAGAGAAAGAAAACAGAAGAGGATGAAAATTAATGTAGATAAGCTAATGAGAGAGAAAGAAATAACTAACAAAGAGTTAGCGACATTAACAGGATTGCATGTTAAAACAATACGTGAAGTGCGTAAGGGATTAACAGCAACAAGATATAGCACATTAAGAAAAATATATAAAGTATTAAAGGAGATAAAAAATAATGATAAAACGAGTAGTAAAAATAGAAACAACAAAAGAAATGATAGCGAATGATATTAATGAATTAATTACAGGTAGTGATATTGATCAAGTATTACTTGAGGAAAATGAATACGTAGTAGATGTTCAAGTTTTAAATGTGAATGAAACATTAATAGCAATAGTTAAGATAGGAGAGAAATAATGGATCTTAAAAGTTTAGGTTATGAAGTTAGAGAAAGTCGAATAGAAGGAATATTAAGAGAAATAAAAGAAGTTATATCAAACAAAGATATAAGGTTTATAAAATTATCAGATATTCACGGAAGAGATATTTATATTAATACTAATGAGATTATATCAATTCAGGAAGATAGTGAAGATATAGATAAAGGAACAATAACAAATATTACTGCAAGATGGGGGATGTTGTTAGTATTAGCAACACCTGAAGAAGTATTAGATGCTATTAAAAAAGCAGCAGTATAGAAAATAATAGAGTAGAAAAAGGAGAAATAAATGAAGAAGATAATATTTACAATAACGACATTTTTAATGATTTTAGTATTTGGAGGATATGCATCAGCTAATGAAATTAAGGTAGAAAATCCTGATGTAAAAGTAACAACAAGCGGGGATAGATTTAGTCCTGTAAATGTTGAATATAAGACGAAGTTTAGCGACGATTTAAAAATTAATAACGGGGATAAGGTAATATTCAACCTACCACAAGAATTAAATTTACAGACTAGCTATAATTTTGACGTAAAAGGAACAGAAGGGAATGTAGTTGGTAAAGCAACAGCAAGTGTAGAGAATAATAACGTTACAACAGTGTTTAACGATTATTTTGCAAACAAACCACTAAATAAGAGTATGCAGCTTTCTTTAATGACAGTTTGGAATAAAGAGAAAGTTACAGGAACTGAAACAACAACATATGATTTAAATTTTAACGGAACTATTGTAACAACAAAAGTAGACAAAGACGGAGTACCTGACCCACAAGAAATAGTGACTAAATGGGGAACACAAAACGGAGATACTATTAATTGGGCTGGAAGAGTTAATTATAAAAAGGCTAACCTAACAAATGTTGCAATAACAGATAAATGGGATTCTAATCAGGAATATATTCCAGGAAGTTTAAAAGCTAGAATTTTATCAAATATAGATCCATGGACAAAAATCGGAGAAGTTGCAAAAGAGAACATTGAATTTAATTCAAATGGATTCACAATTAAATTACCTGCATTAAATGAGATTGTATCATTGGAGTACTCAACAAAAGTTAAAGACTTAAGCAAGAACCCAACTAACAATTTAAGAATACAAGCAGACAATAACGTTGACTGGGACAAAGATGTTGAGGTTCAAATTGCTAAAGGAGACGGAAGTGTTGAAGGGGAAAATAATCCCGAACCAACTTTTGATATACCAAATGATGCACCGGTGGTTGATAAACCTGAATTAAATTTAAATGATGTGCCTTTATTACCGCCTGCACCAGTATTGGAAAAACCTTATCTTGATTTAAAAGATATCCCGAAAATGCCACCAGCTCCAGTAGTTGAAATTCCTGAATTACCATTAGAGGATATTCCGACGACACCGCCAACTCCAGTAGTTGAAAAACCTGAGCTTGAGATCCCAGAAACTCCAAATAAAGTTGAACAACCAAAAATAACAAAAGTTGATAAAAAGACTAAAGTTGAAGAAAAAGTTAAAAAATTAGCAAACACAGGATTAAAAAATGATGATCTAACATTATTAGTAGTATTAATGATGGCAGCAGCATTAGTAATTAAACGTGAGAAAGTAAGTTGAAAAATATAAAGGAGGTGTTAGATTAATGAAATATGAGGAAAAAAGAAAAAACAAATTAAAACATTACAACTTAAAAATTATATTTACAAATAGAGAAACGTTTGATGAATTGGTAGATGAAGAAACAATAAGAGACTTAATGGAACTTTACGAGTATACAAAAGATAAGGAATTCTTATTTGTAAGTTTTAAAATTAAAGGTATTGAAATCAATGTTAAGGATATAGATAAACTTTATTGTACAGAATGTTAAAAAGAAAGGTTGGAGAGAATGGGTAGAGTATATACAGTGGATGATGCAAAATTCTTTTTAGAGAATTATAAGAATATACAAATGGAATGTAATGATTTTCTTTTAAATGCTTATCAACCAGGAGATAAAAATGAAGTTAGCGCCCAAAAAACTGGAAGGGAAAACGAAAGAAATATAATAAAAAAATTAGATAACAAGGTATATCAAGAGAATAAAAGAATAATTAAGTGTATAGATAAGTTCTTAAAATCACTTAGTCCTGAAAGTTATAGAATAATATACGCAAAGTATTTCACGAGAATGAAAAACTACGATATTGCTAACAAATATCATATGGATATTTCTACAGTTAAAAGGAAAGTAAGAAAGTCTGTTGAAGGATTGGTAAAACTTTTAAATAATTTTTAAAAAGTTGAGCCCAATGAGCCATTTTTATGTGATAAAATGGTAGTGTGAGAAGTTTAACGGAGGAGTTAAGGTACGGTTGATATTTTTCTCTTTTAAAATTTTTAGTTAATACGAATTTCTTTTAATTGCTGGTTATAAAAAGAAATTAATGTGGAACACGCAAAAAGTGTTATTGAATTCCTCCGTTAAAACTTACTTAATAAACAAATTAAAAGCACTTTGATCGGTGCTTTTTTATTTTGTATAAATATTAAAATACCCCCCCTCCTCATAAAATTTAAAGGGGACTTATAAAATAGGGGGTAGGCAAGGAGAATAATGTGAGGCTTGACAAGACCGGTACCCACCGTACCGCATTCGATAAAAACAAACAGAGGCTGCTAAAGACTCAAAACTGTTGTGGAATCTGTGGTAAACCTGTAGATAAATCTATTAAATACCCCGACCCTTTAAGTCCTGTTATTGACCATATAATCCCTGTAGCTAAAGGCGGTCATCCATCAGATATAGATAACTTACAGTTAGCACACTTCTATTGCAACAGACAGAAGTCAGATAAGTTATTTAGTAAAGAAAAAGAGATTAAGGAAGATGTAATAGGTAACAGAAATTTACCCAAACTGTTAGATTGGATGAATTACAAGGAAAAATAACCAAAAATAACCAAAAAAAGGCGAAAAAACGTAAAAAAAGCAAAAAATTAGCAAAAATAAGGAAAAAATGAACAAAAAGCCTAATTTATCAAGGTTTTTAAAAAAAATAAAAATTGAAACATTGATTTAAAAAG